TTCGAAAAGAATCTAGCAGAATATTGTCGTAAGCGTGGTTTTGATGGAGTGATATGCGGACATATACATCAAGCAGAAATTAAAGACATAGATGGAATTACATACATGAATGATGGCGATTGGGTTGAATCGTGTACAGCATTAGTTGAACATCATGACGGTCGTTGGGAAATAGTAACTTGGACCAAGGAGAAAGATAATGAAAATGAAAAAAATAATTCAACATACTGAAGTTATTAAATGATGCTACAAGAAAAAATAACTATTGTTGTTCCTTGTAAAAATGAAGAAGGATATATTTCTTATTTGTTGGAAGGTTTATCAAGACAAAAAGGTATAGAAAAAACTAGAATTATTATTGCTGATGCCTCTACAGATAACACAAGACAAATAATAAAAAACTATAGTGGTGTATTAAATATTGAGATTGTAGAAGGTGGTCCTGTTTCAGAAGCTAAAAATAATGGTGCTAGACTAGTTACCACTCCGTATATACTGTTCATTGATGCCGATGTGCGTTTCTTTGAAAACACAGTAATTCAAGATGCTGTCTATGAACTAGAAACTTACAATTTAGATTTAATAGGTTTAAATGTTAAGTGTTACGATAATAGTATATTAGCTGCAATTGGATTTAGTGTTTTTAATATATTGAATAATGTACTAAAGTATTTTAGTCCGTTTGCTGTTGGTGCTTTTATGCTCACACGCAGAGATCGTTTTGAAGAATTTGGAGGTTTTCCTGAAAAGTTTGCTACATCAGAAGACTTCTTTCTGTCAAGACAGTATAGTCCTAAAAAGTTTAAAATACTCAATCACCATTTTGGCCAAGACAGCCGCAGATTTAAAAAAATGGGTTATTTTGGTATGGCAAAATATTTGTTTAAAAACTTTATCAACCGAAACAACAAAGAATACTGGAACAAATTAGATTCTTCTCGTTATTGGGACTAATAAATACAATTTTTAGATTTGTATAAATACCATTATGACAATACTCACAAG